TCAATCCAGCCATAGTGATGACCAACTTGATATGTTCCAAATAGTGCAATGGTTGCACTAATAAGTATCCAAGGCAGTGGAATAGGTAACATCACTCAGCCTCTTTTCTAGCTGCTGCTATTTCTTCCCTATCCTCATCAGGCTCCATGTGTTCTGGAGGTGTTGTTGGTGGAGGACCGGGAGTCCAGCTTTCATCCAGCTCTGGGTTCTTCCAGACAGGCATAGCACCGAAGGGCTGGCTAGGAAGGCCATAGGCAGACTGTGGTGAAGCGTAGCTGCTGTTAGGCATACCATAGCCGCCACCACCGCCATATCCACCGCCACAGCCCTGCATTGGAGGCTGTGGTCTAAAAGCATTCTGTGCTGAGTTAACAGCCCTCTTACCTACAATGCCACCAATACCACCTACAATAAGTAGTACTATATCATTAAGCATCTTGGTGTATGCTTGATCAATAGGAGCCATACTCTTGATTGGTTGTGTTACAAAAGTAACAGAATATAGTAAGGCAAACACAATGCCAAATAAGATGACTGTAATAGCCACCACTACAAATCCCCAAACTCTAACTTCAAACTCTTCAGTTGTTAGCTTTGGTTTGGGCTGGCTTGGTGTCATCATTTTTGTTAGCAGTTCTATCAATTTGTTTCTCCAAGATGGGGGCTACTAAATACTCAGGGCATGTCTGTGTGAATTGACATCTAGGTTTCTGGCATGGCTCAGCATGAAAGTTGTCAGGGTTTTGACAGAAGTATCTGTACCTATCCTCACAACCAGTGAGCAGCAATAACAATAATAAATATTTCATACCATTACATCCACAGAATCTGCCCTAACCCACTGAGCTTTAATCTTCTCTTGAGTTTGGCGGTTAAGCTTCTCTAAGTCTTTTAAATGCTGTTGATGAATAACCTTCTGATATTCACGAAGCATGTTTGCATTGTGTTGATAAGGTGTCACTTTCATTTACCTAGTCCCACCCTTCCAAGTAAAAGATTAACAATCTTGTCCGACAAATCGTCAGGCAAGAACTTAAGAAAACCTAGAAACCACAACGCCACACATCCATAGATGAATATCTTTAAGCAAAGATCAAAGGTCTTTTGATATTCATTCATCACTCAAATATGGATAAACAACTATCCAAAAGAAATAGTTAAGAGGTACAGCAGACCAAAGGACTATATCAAACCAAGTCATCTGCCACACCTTCTTGTTGTCTCACAGAAAGTCATCAACTCATTAATACCAATAAACACCAAAAGCAAAACAAAAGCACAGCCACCAATAATCATTACCAGCTCATTCATCTCAGCTTCTTTTTCTTTGGCTTTCTTTTCTGCTCGCTCTAAAGCACGAAGCTCTCTTGCATCGTCAATATCCATCTGGTCTTGCCGAGCTTTAATTTTGTTCCACACATCGATCTTGCCTGTGGTCATAAAGAGCATCTTGAGTTCTTCCTCAAACGCTCTAGCTTGTTCAAGAGCCATCTCAATCTGAAGAGCAGTTCCCATGTTGGAACCTTTACTCTTCTTCGTTTCAATTAAAGCTTTAGTGGCAGTCGATTTAGCGTCAAATAACTTTCCAATCATTGGAGCTAAAGACCCAAGATCAGATGCCACAGCACTGGCCTTCTTGACCATGCTGATAGCACTCTGTATGCCAGCTAGGGCGGTGATGGGATCAATCATCGCTCAACCTTTTTCCATTCAACGCATACAACTTTTCTGTTATATACATCTCCAGTCCATGTCCATCGGACACATTTATATTTCTCCTCTTTGGACCCGATAGGGAAAGATATTAATAATAAAAGTATTACTGATGCAACTTGTTTTCTATGGCAAGCCATATAGCTCCACAGAAAGCAGCAATAACTAGGATGGGCTTCACTGCTCTAGCAAGCCATTCAAGCACAGTGAATGCACCAGAGGCTGCATTGAAAGCAGCCACCACAGTTTGTGTGTTCTTATCTAGTTGGTCCACCTTAGCTTCAACTTCGCACAGGCGTTCATAGATTTGGGCGTGTGTAACTTCTTCCATCACACAGAACCGTTTGTATTAAGTTGATATATAGCCATGATGTTCCCTTAAATTAAACAGTGCCTTGTTCCCAACCACCAGCAAAGGTGTATTGGGGGTTGTTGGGTTGAATTACAAATGATACCAAGTTAGATGGCAATGCAGAACCATTGTTAAACCGGATGTTTACCGCATAGCCATCGTAGGGGATAGGCGTAGGCGTTGGTTCATCAGGCGGTTGCGGTGCGTAAACAGTACCAATGACAACAAAGTCAATGTCAGGGTATGCAATCCATTTGTTCTTGACAATTGGCTCGGGTTGCGGTTCGCCAATAGGTGTTTGCGGTTGTGGTTCATATTCGTATTGAACCCAACCATTTGCATCTGCAAGTTCCCACCATTGGGCTTCATCGGTGAATGTAAATCTGTAATCCATTTTGATACCTTATGAAGTTAGGGCTTGCAAGTTTGTAGAAGTTACCTGAATTGGGTAATAGGCAATTCTTTTAACCAACCCTGATGTTGAATAAGCCCCATTTCCAGTAGCAAGAATGTACAAACCATTAGAATTAGCCATCCTTGCAGATGCATTTACTTGAACTGATCCATTGTTTGCAGTTACTGAAATTCCAGTTGAACCATAAGAAACTGCCATATTGTTAAATACAGAAGCAGAAGTGTTTAAATTAGGAACAGTAAAACTGTATGCACTAGCACCGCTTACATACACAATATTTGTAGTAGGTGAATATTCTAAAAATGAATTAGTGCCTGTGTCATTTCCTAAAATGCGACCATAACCACCTGCGCCAGTGCTATCTTGAATAGCCGCCCTAGCCGCATTAACAATAAAACTGCCTTGCCCCGCATTAAACCAATTACTAAAGTTAGCACCTGTCATAAATGCTCGGTCTGCCGTTCTTGTAGCACTTGCTGAAGTTGTTGCAATGTAGGATGAGGCAAAAGAACCCGCTTCGGCTTGTGCGCCCCAAATGTAAGCACCACTAAAACCATTACCAGTAAATGTTGGGATGCCACTTGTGTAAGTAGTATTGAACAAATAAATGCCAATATTCCCACCGCTTGCAGTTGATGTTGATGTAAAAGAAATTCTGTACCAACCATTACCTACAGATGTAATTGATGTGCTTGTAATTCCTCCCCCAACAGTACCTTCTTGAACGCCTGTTGTAAGGTTGAAAAACACATATCCAGTATTGGAATACGAAAAGCCAACTCGGCTGTATTCACCTGCCTTGGCATAGCAAGAGAACGTCCAAGGAGCAGAAATGCTTCCTGTGTTTTGCACAACAAAATGGACATTTGAAGTTGCGTCTGCAATTAACTTGTCGCCAGTTAATGTTCCATCAGGGGCAACAATGGTATTTGAAGTAATTGAAACTTGGTTTGCAGAACTCCAAGTTGTAGAAAAATCCGCTGACTGCAAAGCAAGATTCGTTCTCTGTTCCTCAATCAACAAGCCCAATGATTCACCAGTAGTAGGGGTGTAGTCAAACCTTGCTTGATTACCGCCTGCACTTAGTAAAACGGGAATGTAGTTTGTGATGGGTTGCGTTGTTGTTACTGTGTATGCGGTTGCGGTTGAACGTTGTTCTATTTGTGGATGCCACAGGTAGACACCTGACGTTCCATTGCCATTGTAGGCGTTCACGCCATCACCTGTTGCTAGCGTGATCTCAGCTATACCTGTCAATCCCGCCCCGAATGATCGTTTGATGTCGATGCGATACCAGCCACCGCCTACCGAGACAATGTTTGCAGTATTGCCGAGAGCAATCGTTCCAAGTGCCCCTGTGCCAATGTCAAAGTAGTTCTGGATGTAGCCGCTATCGTAAGTGTTGACCGAAATCCACGACCTCTCAACGGCCTTGGCATAGATAGAAAACACTACAGTTTTACTGCTGATATTTGGATGGCCTGACGATTTATAAAAAAAGTGCGTACCACCAACAGTGACACCTTCAACGAATTTAACTGCTGTAGCAGTGCCATCTGGTGCGGTGATTCCAGTCACTTTCGTTGCGTTTGCTACAGTCCAGCTCGAATCTGAAAGGTCATCTGAATACGTCAGCAAATTCTGTTCTGCCATCGCAGTAGTTTTACCATCGTAGTAAACCGCAGGGGTTGAACGGGTAAAAGTAATGCGGTTATCAAGTTGCTTGGTGTTAGCAAAGTCCAGCAGCAGAGATGGTTTGACAGCGGGAAAGTTTGATTGAATGCTCATGCTTGTTCTCCATCAGCGGGTTCGGGTGTATTGCCTTCAGCAAGCCACTTTAGGTAGGCTTGGTAGTCGGTGTTGGCAGGGTCAAATGGGATAAAGGCGTTGTCAGACAATCGTTGAATTGCGTTGACTTCATTTGATGTAAATGATTTATGTAATTTGTACATTTATAACTCCGCAGAAAGCTCAAGGGATGATGCACTAGCAGCATTTTGGTAATGCCTTGCACCATTTCCAGCCGTTAAACCAGAGGCAACAATTGCTTGATATAGAATTGTTGTTGGAGACATAATGTCTGAAACCACAGAGGTAACAAATATTCCTCCTGTTCCAGCAAATGTATTGGTTGCACCAGTAAATGTAAACGTAGGATTACTACGCATCATGACGGGTAGATTTATCATGATGGATGTGTCTGTCGTGTTTGTGCAAACACCTACTCCATAAGGCTGATAACCTACATTATTTGATTTGCCAATTTGTTGATAGTACCTTTGACAAAGTTGCAATTCAGTTCCATAAGGCCGCACATCAAACGATGTTGCTATGTTGCCTTTTTCTAGTTGAAAACCAGTAAAGTAAAAAGTGTTTGATGAAGTTGCTTGCCAATCAACTTGACCAGTTACGCCATAGAATGATGACCCGCTCCATGTATTTCCCGCCCCAACTCGACTTGATCCAGCCGCCAAGCAAATACCTACTGTTGCGCCAATTCCATTGGTTGCGCCAATCCAAGTCCCGCTTGTATCGCCAGCAATAGTCGCAGTAACCTGTTGCCAAGTGTTTGCTGTGGTTATGGTGAATGGAGTTGCGTAAAATCTGTCTGCGGCACTGTTTCTAATCCAGATAGCGTATTGACCAACAAGACTAGAGTACACCCAAACTGAAACAGTAACTGGTTTTGCGTTAGATGTACCCCAAGCCATATCATCAAAATTAAAACCTTCAATTGATTGGTTGGGGGTAACAATACTTGTTGAACTAGATGTCTGGGATGCGGCTGTACTGACAGTAAATTGCATGGAGTTACTGAACCCAGTAGGTGCAGTAGACGATTGAGCAATGTTCATTGCGCCCAAGTTTTGAAACAAGTTCCACCTGTCAAGAGTTTGATAACCGCCACCAGAAAATGCACTTACAGAAGTTGCTCTTTGTGCAATATGCATATCACCATTGATGACACGGTTTCTAAACCCAGTAGTCATGCCAGTGTTGTAGTACGCATCACCATTTTGGTAAGCCAATGAACCCAAATATTGATTCAATGGGATTTCATTAGGTGCGCTTCCAATATCGGATTGCGTAACTACTGCAATGCTATTTTCAGTTAGCGTTGTAAAGTTACCCGTGCTTGGTGTAGTCGCTCCAACAGTGCCGTTGATGTTGAAGTTTGCTGCTGTGCCTGTGATGTTAGTTCCCACCAGTGCGCTTGGTGTTCCAAGAGCAGGAGTAACTAAAGTGGGTGAGGTAGCTAGTACATTATTACCAGAGCCTGTATTAGTTACAGAGACTACATTCTTACTGGCATCTAATGCCAAAGCTGTAGAGGCTGTTAAACCAGACACCGTTAATCCTGTGGTGGTAAGAGCACCAGTCATGGTGTCGCCAGTCTTGGCTACATAGTCTGAACCAGCCAAAGCAGAGCGAGTCCATGCTGAGCCAGTCCACAAATACAATTCATTGCTTGTGCTGTTCCAATACAATGCACCAGTTAATAAAGCATTGCCATCATTGTCAACAGAAGGAGCAGAAGACTTACTGCCTAAATATCTATCATCAAAAGCATCATAGCTATTAGCAGCATTGGTAGCTGATGTAGAAGCAGCAGATGCAGAGCTAGAAGCATTAGATGCTGATGTAGATGCGTTGCTTGCACTGGTAGCTGCATTAGAAGCAGAGGTGGCTGCAGCAGAAGCAGAGGCTGCAGCAGCAGTTGCAGAGCCTAAGATGCCATCAACATACAATTTAGTTGTAGCATCAGCATTATCTGTTGGAGTACCCAAGCCTGTAATCTTGGAAGTACCCATCGCAATGGCTCCAGACATTGTGCCACCTGTTAAAGATAGCTTCAATGCATCGGCAGTGTCTACATAGGTTTTAGTAGCAGCGTCTTGGTTTGCTGTGGGATTTCCAAGACCTGTAATCTTAGAAGTTCCCATAGCAATAGCACCACTCATTGTGCCACCAGCAAGGTTTAGTTTTAATGCATCTGCTGTATCAACATAAGTTTTAGTGGCAGCATCTTGTGCAAGAGTAGGATCACCTAAGCCAGTAATCTTATTAGTACCCATTGCAATTGCACCACTCATTGTGCCACCAGCAAGTGCTAGTTTTGTTGCAATGGAATTGGTAACTGTGGTGGCAAAGTTGGCATCATCACCCAAGGCAGCAGCCAACTCGTCTAGAGTGTCTAACGCTCCGGGAGCAGCAGCTACTAAGTTGCTAATAGCTGTATCAACATAAACCTTAGTGGCTGCGTCAGCATTTGCTGTAGGAGTACCAAGACCTGTAATCTTGTTTGTACCCATCGCAATAGCACCTGACATTGTGCCACCAGACAGATTAAGCTTAAGCGCATCTTCTGTGTCAACATAGCCTTTGGTAGCTGCATCGCCAGAGTTTGTAGGAGAAGTTAAGTTGGTGATGGTGGCAGCAGTGCCAGCATCCATGTTCAAACCACCATTGATGGTGACATCGTTGAATGTTGATGTGCCTGTAGAGGCTGTGACATTACCAGTGACATTGCCTGTAACATTACCAACAACAGCACCAGTATGTGTACCTGCAGTGTTGCCAGTGACAGCACCAGTGAGGCCACCAACAAAGCCAGTGGTGGCAGTAATTGTAGTGCCTGTGATGGCTAAAGCAGAAGAGCCACCAATAACAGCACCATCAATAGTACCTGCATTGATGTCAGCAGTGGCTGCAACTAAAGAGGTGTTGGCAGTGAGTGCAGTGAATGTACCAGCAGCAGGTGTGCCTGTACCAATAGCAGCAGGAGCAGCCCAGTCAGCACCATCAAGCTGGTCCACATTAAGGTTGGTTACCTTGGTGGTAGAAGCAATAACAAGAGGAGCAGTGCCTGTAGCTAAAGTGGATGTAATTTGACCAGTTGCACCAACAGTAGTAAAGCTACCAGCAGCAGCAGAGTTGCCACCAATCACAGCACCATCAACTGTTCCACCATTAATGTCAGCAGTGTCAGCAACTAAGCTGTCAATGTTGGCTGTGCCATCAATGTATAAGTCTTTAAATTCTAGAGCACCTGTACCTAAGTCAATGTCATTATCTGTTACTGGAACAATAGCACCATCTTGGAATCTGACCTGCTCAACAGCAGCACCACCAACTTCAACAAACACACCATGACGATTGTTACCTGTATCAGTAGCAATCTTGTTTAATAAGTCACTATCACCAATGACAGGAACAGGATGTCCCTCAGCAGCAGTGCCATCATGTTTATGCCCACCACCAACAGCAAAAGCATCACGAAGAGCATTGTACTCATTGTTAATTGGTGCAGCTCTAACTACGCCCGTTGGGACGATATCAGCAGCGGATTGTCTTACATAACCTGTCAAGGTAGTTCTCCTTAGCGTCTGTCATTCATCGAATAATTCAAGACCAAGCCCTGAATTGTGTGACTAGCATTCTGATCATTAGTCACATATTTGAAAGCAATGGAGAATCCAGAGCCTTCAATGTTTGTTTTCTCTACTGGTGATGGATTACCATCGTAAATTGCTGAAGCATCATAGATGGCTTCATTGTAATAAGCAGCAGCACCAGTTGTTAAAATGTTATAGTTGGCTGGATTGAAGACATTAACAGAGTCATCAAAGTCATACGACACACCCATCACAATACTAGTTGATCCCTCACTACGCAAGAATGTAGAGATGTTATAGAAGTTTTTACGGATTGAAGGATCTTGAAAATAGTAGAAAGGTGTTTGGTAAACACTCAGGATTTCTGTACTATTAAAAGAAGTACCTGTTTCCTGCTTATACACCTTACCAGTAGAATCTCCATGAACAATAATTTCTTCAAGCCCAATGTATCCACTAGCAGCACATGTAGCTGGAAAGCCAAAAAGCTGACTATACTCAAAAGATACACCACCTTCACTAGCCCTAAGACCACCTAACAAACCAAAGGTTCCTTCAGATGGTAAGAACAATCTAAACTGAGACTTCTTACGCAGCACTACAGAGCTTAGTGTTTCTGGATCAATAGACCCAGCTACAAGTTCTTGCAAGATTGCTGTAATGGTGAATTGAATTTGTTTTGAAATTGTTTCTAATTCAACATCATTAATTTTACTAGTTCCAGCCACAGGTCTAAAACCATCAGGACCAAGGAATACTAGATTTCCACCCAGTTCTATCACACTATCTGGAACAACACAACCTAAATTTGTTGTCACCTCACCAACCACAAAGTCAGCAATGTTAGTGCCTGTCAAACTCTTAATTGCATTCTTACCAAAGATGTACAGCGTATCTCTAAACTGTTTAATCTGAACAATCTCAAAGCCTACATTAATAACAGCAGCACCATTAGCTGGGTTGAAGTTTGTCTCTGCCAAAGGAGAAGAGACATATAAGTTGTAAGGATCTGTTACATCACCAGCTAAGAATAAATGATTCTTAAAAGCAGCAGAATACTTAGGACTGTTAGGAGCATTACTATCCGTAATCTGTGTATATGTAGTTCCATCATACACAGCAGCCGGATTGATTCCATCAGTTAATACAAACTTAGGAGCACTCCAATTATATCTAGTAAACCTAACCTTCTTAACTCCCACCATCGTAACACCTGCTGGAGTTGTAATGGCTGACCAAGTAGATGAAGAATTTACCCACCTATAAAAGTAACTTGTACCAGCAGAGGGTCTACGACAAGCAAAGACTCCATCGTTTAAACTCTCTGAAACCATAACACCAAGTACATTACCTGTGCCAGCTAAAGTTCCATAACTATTAGCATATCCACTAATCCGTCTATAACCACCAGTAATAGCTGGCTCATAATTAATAAGCTGTGTGGCTGAGCCGGGATACATCTCACCTTGAGATAGTACATCCCTATTGGTGTTCATTCCACCAATACATGTAACCTTAAAGCCACTTATTCTATCTGCCATTAAAACACTCTAGGACTAAAGGAAGGCTTAACAATCATTGTTGAACGCATGTACAAAGGCTCATCTAACAAAAGCCTACGCATTGTCCTGATACCTGTATCAAACTTCTCTTTATATATTGTTGCTCCCTGTTCATTAGATCTGAACATGAGCATGTAGAACATAGCACCATCAAGCAACACACCATTAAACCTATCAGGAATAATAGCTACATCTGTAGATTCAACCAAGGCAGCAGGAAAAGACCAATACTTATACTCAATCTCATAAGCCTGATCTGGTTTTGGAGTGACACCAAACTTAGCCTCTTGTGTTTGATAAACAGCAATAGCAGGACCATAGCCTCCAGTACCATTCACATCTTCACCGGGACGATAGTTGTCTAAGTAGTCTGTATAAGTGAGAACAGACAAACGAGTTGGCTCATTGTTTGCTGCTGTTAGTTTCTTAAGATAGAAACTTTCCCAGTCAACACTAGATAAATCAGAGGGAAAGGAATATGTTCCCGTACCCACTGTCATTGTTTGTGTATAAGTAGTAAGAGCAAAGGGCCATTCCTGAGCACCATGCATCAATTCTCTAATGGATGAATTGATAGCATTTTTAGCTAGAGACTGGATGTTTCTAGCTCCATCGAATTCGGTGGAGTCTAAGACAACCTCACCCATTCTTCGTAGCAATTCATTCGTTAAAGAAATGTATGTAGACATAATTTTTAAACAATAAAAGGGAGAGGCGGTTAAGCCCCTCCCTGCATCAACTAGCTATTAAGCCAGTTGCTCACGGTCAACGGAAGCACGAGCTGGGCGACCATCAACATTCATCAAGACAGCCCACACACGCAACTCACCAGAGGTGGGAGCAGTAGTAGCAGCTTGGATGAGCAAGTCGATAGTGTCAGCAGTAGCAATCACTACTGGCTGGAAAGCAGCAGCGTTCTGGGCATAAGCACCAGCAGCAGCAGCATCACCATCAAAGCCATCAACGAATACGTCAGCGTCTACACCAGTAACACCCAAGTCAAGAGCTGTATCGTTTGACTCACCACCCAAAACGGTGATAACTTCAAAACCAGCATTCAAGATGAGGGTGTTGGCGGGAACATTGATACACTCAATAACGTCAGCAGCAGCCAAGGCAGAACCTTTAGCTGTAGCTGCGGCAGCGAAGTCAATAGTAACATCGACCAAGTAAGGGATAGCACCAGCGGTGCGACCAGCGGAGGCTGAACCAGCCAAAGTTGTAACAGTTGCCATTATCGTTCTCCTTAAGCAGCGTTGTATTTAGCAGTGACGATGCCTTCAGGACGCAAGATTTTGCGACCATAAAGATGCATACCACGCACGATGTCAGCGAAGCTGTCTGGATCACGATATGTCTCGGTCTTAGTGATTTGCTGAGCAGTTGCAACAGCAGAGTCATGACCAGCAACAATCACACCAAAGTCAGTGTTTTGGTTTGCAGTACCTGCAGTACCAGCACCAGTACCAACTTTAGGTAGGTTGTTAGAAACATATACACGGAAGCCATGCAAGTTGTTAATGACCAAGCCGTTCTGCAAACCAGAACCACCAAAGTCACCATTCAACAAACGGCTGTCTTCGTCCTTCAGCATTTCGATGAAGATAGGATCAACCACCAACCAACGACCACCAGAGTCAACAAACTGTTGATCCAGCAAGCGACCCATACGAGCAATCACCATCAAAGGAGATGCTGTAGCGGTAGGCAAAGCTGTTGCACCGGGCAGACGGGGAGTCAAAGGAATGGAATGCTCACCAGCAGAGGAAGTGGTGATGTTACCAAAGCTACCTTTTTTCAGCTTCATAGTAGCCAACAACTCATCAGCACCAGCGGCAGTAACTGCCTTAGTACCAGCGGCTGCTGTACGAGCTGTATCAGGATTCACATGCTTTGCAGACTGTGAGAAACCAGACAAGTAACCCAAGACATCTTGGTCATACTGATCACGCAAACGATACGCTGCACGATCAGAAGCCATCTGCATGAAGTTCACATGTGAGTGAGCTGCTTCGATGTCATCAATCTTGAAAGCGTAGTAGTTAGCTTGGTCAACAACCAAGGTGAAGTCTTCATCATTCAGATCTTGAGCAGTGATCTGTGTGCCACGGGCGTAGCTTTGAACAGACACTTCAGGTTCTTTAATGATTTTGACACTGTCGCCCATGTTTGCGATTTCACCAAAGTAATCATTATTGGTGATGTCTTCAACAGTAGACGCTTTACGGAATGCAAGTTGAACTTGCTTTGAATAGATTACGGGGCTAAAATTACCATTAGGTAAATTGCCGTAACCTGCAGCACTTGGAAAAGCCATTTTAATATCCTCCTAGATATGTGTTAGGCATATAATTAAATACGCTGAACATCACCACAGAGGCTGTATTTGATGGGTGTGTATAGAACAGGGATGCCTCCACTTGTCTATACAGGCCAACAAACTTCAGGTTGTTCTGACAGTTTATTGTTTTGCGTGACAGATAACTCTATGGGGTAGGGTAGCTAGCATTGTTACGGCCCATAGGAGCAAGACTAGATACCTAGTCCTGCTTAAAGTTATACCAGTTGTTTCAGATTTGTCAATACTTAACGAGCACTTCCGCTAACATCGTATACAAACTTACCTGATTGTAATGCTTTAGCAATAGCTTCTTGGTTCTTTTCATACTCAAAGGTAGACATTTTGCTTACCTGTGACTCATAAAAGACACCATCTTTGCTTTCACCTGTAGGTGCAGAACGACTACCACGGGTGTTTACGCTTTCAGCAGCACCTTTATCTGAGGCAGTTTTCTTAGTCTTAATACCTTTATCAGCTTTGTATAAGTCGATGGCACGGGCAGCAGACACCGCATCACTCTCATTATCATACAAAGCATCTTGCACCCACTTAGGTTGTTCTTCAACCCAGTTGTGGAAAGCATCATCATCACGAATATTATCAAAGTCTGGGTGTAAGCGTGTCAGCTCAGCTTCTGCTTTTTCCTTAGCTGTCTGATGCTCACGCTCATCTAGCTGTTTAAATCGTTCATCCAATGCTTGGGTTTGTTCCTTAGCCTTTTTAATTGCAATGGTTTCAACAATCTTTGCAACATCAGGATAGGCTCTAGCCCACTCATTCAATTCTTCTTCACTCTTAGGAAGCTTGATTTGCTTCTCTGTGCTGCTCTGTAACTGTGAACGAAGCTCATCAATCTGCTTCTGCAAAGTTACTTGTTGTTGCTGAGAATGTCTACGCAGATCTCCATAACGCTTTTTAAAGCTCTTCTCTTCTGCGCTTAAGTTGCTATCATCACCATTGTTGTCTTCTGGTGGATTGCTCTTATCTTCAGCCAATTGTTTCAACTCAGCTTCTTCTTGTTCAATCCGATCCTTGTTAGCATTACGCTTACCAAAGGGAGAGAAAGCCTGAGCTTGTTGATTCTGATTAACTACTGCTTCTGTCATAACATACCTTTAAGTTGGGGCTAACTGTAGCTGCATAGCAGGGAGATAGGTAGCCATATGGTGGGAAATTGTTGACACTCACCAGCCCACCTCTGGTTTGAGTATGCTAATTATATAGTATTATTTCTTAGAAGCAATGCCTCTTTTTTGAGCAGGTGTAGGTTTCTTCATGCGTTTAGTAATTAAGCCGCCCTTAGCCACACTACCAATACCGCCATCAGACACCCCGCCACCAGAAGGAGCACTACCATCTCCACCACCACCACTAGTACCTACACCACTACCACCTGCAGATACACCACTATCAGCATCTAAAGATTCAGCATTTATAGAGGCAGCAGCAGCATTAGCAGCAGCGGCAGCAGCGGCAGCAGCATTAGCGGTTCCTGCATCTCCTAAACTTGCATCTGTAGCTGCATCAATTCCATCAACAGAGGCAGGACTAGGAGTAGCATCTGTAACAGAAATAGCATCATTTGGAGTATTAGAAAAACCCAGTGCATTTGCAATAGAATTGGCAACAGCTCCAATGGCAATACCAACTGCAGAGTTACCTATGCCAGTTCCAGTGCCTATACCACTACCACCTACAGTAGCACCGCCATCAAGCCCTGTTGGACCATCACCACCACCAGACTCAACTGTCCCTGTAGCTGTAACAACATCTTTCTTGTCATCAGTCTTCTTAGTCTCTGCAATAAATTGACCAGCAGAACCAGCAAACTCATATCCAGCAGGAATGGCTATGGAAGGCTTGTCATTGAAGAAAGTGATATACATCACCCTACCTTCTTTATTCTTGTATGCTCTAACATCTAATGCTGGATTGGTAAGAGATGTTTTAGGAATGTTATATTTATTAAGAAGGTCTACACCGGGTTCATTAAAACCACCAGCAGCAAACTTCTTCTCCCCCATCTGCTCACCATCAACTTCTTTCATGATGTCATCAATCTCAGAATTAAAGCCTTCTTCATCTTCATGTAAAGCTTCTGGATTTTCTACCTCTTGAGCATTACCCATCTGACCAATCTCTGCCATGCGAGACAAGCCTTGCTTAGCTTCATCACGAAGCTTCATCAATCTTTCAAGACCAATGTAACGAACAACATCAGCAGGAATGACAAACTCACCTTCACTTATTTTTACATCAATGTCATCTCTCACTTCATTCTGTAAAGAACCCGGAGGTACATCATTGCCTGACACAGGATCTACTGTGCCACCCTGATCATTCATGCCACCCTCAGCAAACAGTCTATCCATATTATTTGTGTACATTAACTTCATCCTTAAGATAACTTAGTCTGCGTAAAGCAGCAATGGCTCCTTGAGCCTTTCCAATTTCACGGGCATCAGAAGCTTGTTCTAAGTTTTTATGCTGCTGAGCAATCTCAGCATCAATCAAATCTAGAAACGCATCCCATGTCACATGCGTGTTTACAAAGCCTTTAAGCTTGGGGAGGTACGGCTTGGACATTACCAGCAAATCCTTGTTCACCCGGCACTGGTGCTGCACCAATACCAATATTTCCACCACCACCACCAGTCATATCAGCCACTGGAGGAGGACCACCTTCTGGACCAGCAACAGGAGGAGCACCCTCTGCAGGAGCTGTAGCTTGTTGCATCAGCAAAGCTTGACGCATAGCTTCATCCATGTTGTTAGTCACCTTGTCTGGATCTAAGTCCATGCTCTTAGCAATCTCACGAATGATGTAAGGAAACTTAGCAAACGGCATCAATGCTGGAGAACTTGCAATCTGCAAGAACTGCATCAAGCGTTGACTCCTCACCTCATTAGCCATCAAGCTCTCTGTACCTCTGGCTGTAACTTCTAAGTCACCTTTAATGCTTTGATCGAAATCAAACTGCATGTTGAAGCTAAAGAAAGCCTTACCCAAAGGAGCTAACAAATAATCATCCACATTCTTGATGATGGTTTTAACACTGCCTGATGCAGCATTCATCAACATAGAAATACCAGAGGCTGTCCTACCCACACCACTCACACCTGTTTGTCCATGTGCAAATGATGGCATGCCTGTTGATTCATCAGCAAGCTGTCGTGCTTTGTCAAACAGTTGTAAGTTCTCAGCAGCCACGTTAGGAAACTTAGTTCCAAACAAGCTTTGACCGGGAGCACCACCCTGTCGCCTAAACACTTTACCGGGATAGACAGTCATGTCCTGTCCGGGAACGAGGTTGGTTTCATCAACCTCAAACACAAGGTTGCCAGACAACACTGCATTATCTACAGCCATACGCATAAAACCATTCATGAGGGTCTGGGTGTCATCCATGTTTTCGGCAACACCAATGCCAAATAGAGAGTAGGGGTTTAATTCGCAAGGAGCAGCGTAATACGGAATGTTGGCTGGCTTAAACGGATTCAATACTAAACGAATCACTTTGTTGTTACAGAACCATACATTGGCTTGTAACTCCTTAGCTTCCAACAAAGCATTAGGAATATCAATGTCGTTTTCTTTAAGCATGTCAATATCAACATTGCCCCAATATTCCAACACTTCAAATCTATCTACTCCCAAGTTGGGAGCATAGTCTCTCAAGTCATCTTCCCAATACTTCTTAGTATAGGTGGCTCCCATGTCAATAACATCTTCAATGACATTACCTCTAAACAAAGGACGATTCTTCAAAGCCCTAAGTTGTGTAGCACTTAGCTTGTGACGCTCAATAATGTATTGAGCTTCTTCCATGTTAGTAGCATCAGGATCGGGATAGAAGTTCCAGATGGACACATGTGATGTCTCTGGTACTGTCTTCATCTCAGGTTTGTATGTACCCTCTTCATCCCAGCTAGGATATTCTTTGGTCTTAGCAAATGGACCCTTCATGATGCCTGTACCAAACAGAGCCATCTCAAAGGCAGTGGAACGCAGGTGCTTATTAGCACCACTCTCATCCAACTGGTCATGTATCTTCTTCTCCATCTTCTTAGCTGCAACCATTGCAGGATGGAATGTAATGGAAGTGGGAGTAACGCCCGGACCTTCCTTAAGATTTTCTTGAGAGCCTAGCTGACCCTTCAAAGGACCAAGCCTATCCATCAAAGAAGAAAGTGTAGCACCCGGTGCTAGATCTTTACCATCACCTTTATATCCAAAAGGAGAAACTATCTCTGCTTCTGCACCTTCTGGTGCTTTAGGATCTATATGTACTGTATCTACTACACCTTCTGGTAGTACAGTGGGATCAACACTAAGAGGAAACTTGTTATTAGCAAATAACACATCAGTGATTTGACCATATGCTGCAAGCACCTTGGTCTTTGTCACCTTAATAAATACACGGCTCTTCTCTGTCTCTGTAAATTTAACATCTGGTCCATACAGACCACGATAGTTTCTATAAGCCTTGAGCCAACGCTGTTCGTCTTGTCTACGGCTCTCTTCAGATCTTGTATATCTGTCATTTAGAAAGACTAAAAGACTATCACCAGTAAATGATGTAGTCTCATTCTTTTTCTTGTCTTCTAAACCAATGGACTTGTCATCCATGAAATTGTTTGTCGCCATAAATACCCTTTAATACCCAAATGTGGGGTCTGCCATCTTCATCCCAGAGCCAGCAGAATTTAATGGATTGTAATCGAACAAACTACTTCTAGGTCTGCTCATCACACCATAACGAATAGCATCATATAAGTGATCTTCAGCCTTAGTATCAATGTCCTCTGGGTTTCTTTTGTCCAAAGGTATGACAGGTAGCTGAGCAATCGTGTTCACACAGTTGCTTGTTATAACCAGTCTTGGCTTTTCTGTAAAGGGGTCTAGCTGAAAGCGTCTATGCAGCTCATTTTTACCAGACACCCTACTTCCAGCACTTCTATCAGATGGCCTCCACCTACAGCCCTCTGCAATCATCTGTTCTGCCAGTGATGGACCTGTATCACCACGCTTATGCCAGCAACTACTGTCCAATACACCATATCTCATAGGGCCATCGTTCTCTTCAGCCCTCATCACCATGTGAGCGAGGTCTTTGGCAAGTACTTTGCTAACATATAGTTCACGATAGATAACCAATTGTTCACTTGGAGACACAGCAAACCACACCACAGCACTATAACTTCCGTATCCATAGTCACAAGCCCTAAATTTAGTCCAATTACTTGGTATGTGGAACGGTTCCACTACATGTATCTGTCTATTAAACTCAGGGAATGCTGCACCTTCAGCAATATCCCAATTACCTTCTAACAATTGCTTGCGTTGATGCTCAGGAAGAGACAACAACATAGTCTCATAGTCACCTGTCTGCATCAAATAGGGGTTATCCGTCAACATAGCAGGGATAAACCTACGCTTAAACAGTGGTTGCCCCTCTTTACTGTGTCCTTTTGGATAAACTAGGGTGGTTCCACTCTCAATATCAGTGGCATCAAACGCTTTTCCTGCTGGAGAAGGGTCAATAAACATCTTCTTCACCCAAGCATGACCCGGACCACCCGGATTTGTCGTAGCTCTCATGAAGATTGGTAGGTCTGACGCTGCTGTACGCAGTCGAGAACGCATATAGTTCCACGGAAATGGCGTATGCCACTGCGTCAACTCATCAAAACCAATCCAGCTAAACGCCAAACCCTGATATCTCAATACGTCTTCATCTCTATCAAGGTAGGACATCCACAGTCTTGCCCCTGATGGAGCTTCCCATTGCATCTTGCGTTCACTCCACTTGATGCCGGGGTAAATCTTTGGATAAAGCTCTTGACTCTTCCAAATAAGTTCTCGAAGTTCTTCTGTTGTATGACGAAGAAGCAGTCCAGAAAACTGTGGATGTACCATATACCTAAGCGGATCAGCCAACATAGCGTAACTTTTACCACCACCAGCAGCTCCACCATACAACACTTCCCTCTCTGAGGAAGCTAAGAAGAATGTTTGTGGCCCAGCATTGGGCTTAAACAATACTTCCCTATCATCAGGTGTCGCTAGAGGAGTCTCTGGCGAGTTTACTATCGATATATTCGGTGAGCTTGCTGTACTGTTCTGACTCGAAGTATCCTGTTTGGTCTTCCCTGCCGAGCCTCTTGGATTTTTCTTCGTACCTTTCCGCTTGCTCAAGGGCTTTTTTGAGCCTTGTGGCAAGGTTGCGGTAAGTAGCGGATTTTCGTCCATGAGTTCTTTCAGTCTTTATTCTCTTTAACAATCCCACATGGCTTATAGTTCTACCTGTTGTGGTGGTAAGCCAAGCTGCTACCTGCCTAGAGCTATATTGTTTTAAATGTTTCTTAGCTAGTTCTAACGCCTCAAGCTCTGTAGGTATTGGCTGCAGGAGGTTAGGATCTTCTTCATCTTGTCTGTAACCAAATGGTATAGTTTTTCTAATCTTTGGAATAGGTACATATGTTTCCTTTGCTTTGGGCTGGGGTAATATCCAAGCCCCTAAGTCTCTATCACTCACCGCTGTCTTTGGCTGGCAAAATCATGATGCCGTTAGGTGCTGTCACCTGAACTTTCTCTGTCTTCACCAAGCCAGCCCTGTCTAACAAATCTTTAGCAGCGTTGAGCTTCTCTTTCAAGCCTAGCTCTGTAGGATCGGAAATGCCACTAACAACCGCCATAGCTGCTCTAGGAGCATTCATAGCGATGTAAAGCTGTGTAGCCTCAATCACTTCTTCCTTAAGAACTTCCATGAGTACCTTGGTATTGTAGCCTTCGCTGTAGCCAGCAAGCTGTCTAGCCTTAGCAGGATTGCCTCCAGCCTCAGCAAATAACACCTCAATGAACTTCTTCTGTTGTTCGCTTAGTTCTCTTTTAGCCATGATTAAAATAGTCCTTGTTCATAGTATTCTTCAACAGTGATGGTGGCATCCATAGTTGAACCAGCCTCTGGTGTGACAATGACAGTGTCACCGGGATTAAGAACAAGATAACTACCATCAAGCTTGAGGTAGGCATTAGCTGCTAAAGTATATCCACCAACAATATGATAGGTTCCACTAGCACTAATATCATTCCATTGAACCTGAACAGTCTTATTATTACCTGCATGATTGGCAATAAATAACAACACCATCTTAGCTACAAAATTCTCAGGACAAGTGTAGATAGTGTTAGCAGATCCCGCTGTTAACACTTTCCCTAAACTTCTAACCTTAGGCTCTTTGTTCATTTCTTCTTCGGCTTCACTTTAGCTTCAGACAAGGCAATGGCAATGGCTTGCTTGGGGTTTGTAACAACCTTGCCACCTTTACCACTGTGCAAGCCTTTGTCCTTAAACTCACCCATCACTTTGCCTACCTTAGCTATTTGCTTAATAGTAGCCATTATTTCTTCTTAGCTTTCATTGGTGCTTTAACAGCACCGCCCTTAGCCATCTTGCCTTTTCCGTCAGCAGCAAAAGCTGGAACATTCATTCCATCCTTCTTCACCATAGGCATACCACCAGCAGCATAGCCCTTCTTCATAGGCATAGCCATAGTCACACCACCAGCGGCATAACCCTTTTTAGTCATACCACCACTAGCCATCATTTTAGATTTCGTCATTTCTTTTGCTCCTTGTAAAGATTGTTGAAAGTCTCTTCTGCATCCATATACGAATCATCTTGCTCCGCACAATAGATATGTTGGTTGGGCCTGAAATCAGGCGCACCCTGTCCTGTTTGCCAATAGGCTGGACTTGTTACCCGAACTCGGTTGTTTGGCAAAGCCACAACATTCCCAGTCCATTTACCCGCATCAGTTAGTATTAACACATGACTCTGTTTATGTTGTGAGGGGTCTTCAGACACACTACTCTCAGCATAGTCAACAGTGAACAAATACCTACCTGTAAAGAATTCATTATTAATCTTACACAACCAAGGAGAAGGTTTAGCTCTCTCCAGACTAATGATTGAATGGTTGTAACTATTACAATCCCAAGGCTGTGACAAATGATTCATCATACGCTCAGGCCATACCTCTAAAGGTATATCACCTACTAACGCAGCAAGGGGCATCCTAGCCCACATTGCTCCACCATGTACATTAGCTTGACTACCATCATCCGCTTCACATCCAGTGAAGATAACTTGAAAGCTCAAGCTCCTATCTGGAATGGTGGTGACAGCCACTGCTAATGCATGTATGTATTCCCCATGATAGTTTTGATGTCCATTCGTAAACTCTTTTCTAACCCAACATTTAAAATATGGGATGTTACTTGTCAGATACATTAGACAATCTTTCTATTTACTTCTTCTTTTTAGGGGCTGCTTTAACAGGGGTCATGCCTTTTGGTTTTCCTTTGTTAGAAAACTCCATATATTTAGCAGGACCACCTTTAGCAGGAGCTTTGGCTGGCTTACCAACACCAATCATAATAGCAAGCATAGGCTTCTTAGAAGCAACACCACCTTTAGCAAGCTTCTTCTCAGGAACCTTAGTGGCTTCAAAAGCTTTACGCTCTAGCTCATTGGCTCTGTCCAAGTAGGTGTTACGCACCTCTTGAGGGACAGAAGTGTCCTTAGCCTTCTCACGGTACATCTTTACTTTTTCTGCATCGGTAGCCATAGTTTCTCCTTGTAGTTACCATTAAACTTCTTAGCTACTGCTTTACAGATAGCTATAAACAAGTCTTGATCATAAGCTTGTTTCATCATGTTTACTTGTCGAGTGACAAGTTGTACATTATCTTTTACATATCCTTTTTTACTGTCTATCCTATCAATAGAAGCAAGAGCTTTCTGAGGAGATCCTACTTCAGGAAAAACAATATCAACATCTGTTAAAGCACATCGATGCTTTTGTTGCTCATACAGATCAGCCAAATAATCTAAGTTAAGATCCCATTCAAGATTTCTTAACTCAGCTCCTGTTTTAAATTTATTAAACCAAGAGATTCTTATACCTCTATGCCATCCTCGATGGCAGTTATCAACATGCTTATTAGAACAAGCTTTACATTCTTTATTAAGTCTCAAAGACTCTTCTGCATAATTCTTACGCAGATAGCTTTGCGTTTTGTTACAGGTAGGACAATCCTTGTACCATCTGTTATCTGGGCCTTTAGTAATAGTCATAGGGTAGTTATATCGCTACCACTTTGATTTGTCTACCACTTTATTTTATTGGCCCAAAAAGCTGCAGACATCTTACCCTTTTCAATGTTCTTGGCATGTCTAGCTTTAAACGCTTCATTGCGTTTACTACCATCAGGACTACCACTAACACCCTGTTGTCCAAACCTAATGAGTTTCACTGTATCACCATCTTTAGCTAACACAGCATGACTCTTTGTAGGGTGCTTAGGCGTAGCCTTGGGCTTATTGTATCCGCTAAACTCTTCACTACCTTTTTTAATCATCTGAACCCCTTCACCTTCTTAGCAATTTCTTTAGGCTGCTTAACAAACTGCTTACCAGCCTTTGTACCTTCACGCTTGGCCTTAGTGGTGGCTGCATACTCAGCAGAGCTTAAAGACTTAATGGCAGCTTCAGGTAGATAACGCTCTCCTGTTTTAGCAGAAGGCTTACCAGACTTTGTTGTCCACTTCTGGGCTGTCCAGTCTTTTAAAGACTTCTGAGAAGGCTTCATTTGTAACCACCACCAGCAGCTTTGTATTTCTTTGCTACAAGCTGAGCTTTCCTAGCAGACCACTCTCCGGGATCTCCACCAGCAGAACCAGCCTTCACCCTAGCTACCAAAGCCTTACGCATTGTAGGCTTGGTGTAATTGCCAGCAGCATTAACTGTACTTTTCTTTGTAGCCATATTCTTTCTTCCTTGGTAGGTGTCTGTGTTCTTTCCATCCCTCAGCTCTCATAGCATCTTCAACTCTGTCTAAGGGAAATACATATCCTGTGTTTTTCTCCAGTGCTGCTCTAACATAATAAACATCACTGTGGAATAAATGCATCTTATCTACATAACCTCTGTGTAACGCTAGTGAAGCTTGTGTAGCCACACTGTAGGGATATGTGTTTGTTAGTCCTCTATCTTCTAGCTGTTGTCGGGTGTAGTAGTTCATAATGCTTCATGCTAACACACATAGCCTAGCTAAGGTGGTATGGTAGCATTTATTGCTACTCATAACAACCTATCCCAATGTATGTCTATAGTGTCTATGAAGGTAACGGTAGAGATCTTGTGAAGAAACAACTACCATTACCTGTAGGGAACGGTACATATCACATTATGAAATACATACCACCTACCACTAATATCTAGAACATACACCTAGAAAGCCCATAAGGGATGTGTTCATCTATGGCTGTTGTTAGCCCACCCTTTTAGCAACAGCTTTTAACAAGTACCCACATCAAGTCTAGTCTGGTCAGTGTAAGGTGTACCACTGCCAGTATCCAGAGCAGAGAAACACAGTGGCCCCTGTGAATCTCTCTCCGAGTCTTTTCTCTTCAGCAGCCGATTGCAAGCTCATTTCTTTACCTGTAGCCGGAAGGTAGCTCATACTTTGTTTCGTATCGCCTGTATGCATAGAGCATACATGGTGCAGGTACGGGTAGTTTTACACATATTGAAACCAATGTCAAGCTTTTTCTGTAGGAGATAACAAGATATGTTAGCTATTTAGCAAATGGTCCATATGGGGGTGTTTATAAACCTATAGCTATCAAGAAACATCTTGATGTTAAACCTATAAGTTGCATGAAACTTCAATGAGAATAGTTCTTATTTGTTAACATCTATGTGTACAGAAGGTAGCTGTTTGTGCAGCTTTATGTGCAGCTTTGTAGGATAGCTTTTGTTCAGTATACTCAACAATTTCTAGGTAGTTGACGGTGCAGATTGATTGTTTCATTTGCGTCTTTGTTATGAAATATTATTTCTATGACGGTGTGGGAGCTGCCAAGAATGGAGTTTGGTTAACAGACTCAATTTTCCTGATTTTTGTACGAGGCCATATACATATAACGCACGACCCCCCCGTGCCCACGCCCCGCCCCGCTGCCGCCCAGCCCTGCAGCCGTAGCAGCCCTGCGATGCATTGCAGATCTTAGGTGAATCAAAGACATAGAATGCATTTCACTCAAGATAAAGATATCTTCAATGAATTCAAGGACTTAGAAGATCTTTGAATACTGATTCAAAATCGGTTCACCATGTCAAAAACAGCCAAAAAAGGTTATGCTTTTTTTGCATAACCCCATTGACAGAAGGGTCGGTATATCCACCACCCTCTAAAGAGAATACCCCGATCAGTAAAGTTATCCACAGCAAAACCAAAGTTGTCAACAACTACCCCGATCAGTAAAGTTATCAACACCAAATCCAAAGTTATCCACAACATCCTAAGCCGAGCCAATAACAAACTGTGGATAACTCTATAGTCACTTCCTATATTTATAATCGCATTTTTATGACAACTATGTTGGCATTAAAAAATGCTTAAATATAGGAAGATCTGCGTATACATGCCCGATCCCATGTCTTTCATTTAACAAAGAAACTATCCTTTTCACTTTAGTGAGAAAAGGAAATAGTTTCTTTTCTTAGTTAAATGAAAGACATGAAGGAAGCAAAATGACAAATTACGATGCTGTTCAAATTCTCATTGAAATCTCTGTAGTGCTTAGCACTATTAGCTTAGCCCTTCTTTGGGAGGATCAAATTAAACTGATGCTTTGCAAAGCTTTCGGTTACAAAGTAACTGGTGTCGGATTCAAGAAATCACACTACACACTCAGCAAAGCTGAGGCAATGCAGTGGATGGGATGTTATGATGAAGCACTGTTGTTCAAGGGTAAAACCCTTGTTGGCTCTAGAAAAGCCCTGTGAGAGGGTCGAAGCCCCTCCAATTGACAGGGTTATTTGATATCGCTACAATTGAAACCTCAACGGCAATGTTGCCACAACTTTCCTAAAGGAAACACAATGTTCAAGTCTAAAGCTTTGCTTTCGGTGTCGTCAGATGCCAAAACTATCAAGGGTGAAACCTTAGGTTTCTTAACTGGCATTCTCTATCTAGCTCCGGCAACAACTACCAAGTGGAACACTTGTTCTATGGCAAAAACTGCTAAGTGTGATGTAGCTTGCTTGAACAGTGCAGGTCGTGGAGCTTTCAGCTCGGTTCAGCAAGCTAGGATCAATAAAACCGAATGGTTTTTCACTGATCGGAATGACTTCATGCAACAACTTGTTGTTGATATTGCAAAGCTCATTCAGAAAGCTTACAAGAAAGGCTTAAAGCCTTTAGTCAGACTGAATGGTACTAGTGACATTCGGTGGGAAACCGTAGGTTTTACTGATGTTAGTGGCATTGAATATGTAAACATATTTGCTGCTTTTCCTAACACTCAATTCTATGACTATACCAAGAGAGGAAACCGCACTGAGTTACCAAGTAACTATGACCTGACATTTTCCTATTCCGGTGTTGAGGGTTTTCAACCCTATGTCGAAAATGCTTTGCTTAACAACATGAGAATGGCAGTTGTTTTCCGTAAGGAAAAGGATATCCCAATGACATTTATGGGAATCCCTGTTGTCTCTGGAGACAATTCAGATGTTCGCCACCTTGATGACAAAGTCATTGTCGGACTGTATGCCAAAGGTAAAGCGAAGCTTGATACGACAGGATTTGTTGTATAAGCAGAGCTTATTTGATAGCCTTGCGTAAAGCCTTAGGGCTTTGCAGAATGTTATCTAGCGTTCTCCATAGGGTGAAGCCCTGCTGTGAAGCAAAGCTTCAGTCGAATGTTCTTTAAAAATTGATACTAGTGTCGGTGAGGATGCTTGCTATTAGCAAGGTAAGCGTCATCACTATGGACTAGCCTAGTCTGTACAAGGTGAATGTACAGGACATGCTTACATATCATGTTGATAATATGTGTGAGAGACATTCTCCATTGTGGCACTGGGGTCGGTGCTAGACAGTGGGTTTCTGTTAGGGCTAAGACAAGTCTTAACAGAAGCAAAGTCGCTTCTCTTTTCCTAAAGGAAACAAAATGGTATTAACTACTCCGGAACAAATCAATGCTTATCGTCTTCGTTGCTTAAGACAAGGTCTTAAACTGGAGATGAAAGGTATGCGTCTGACTTCTAAGGGCAAGACTTGCTATGCAATCTTGAAGGGCATGGGGTATAAAGGCACTCGTCAACAAGTCTTTGAAGCCATCACTATCGACAGTGAAAATGCACTGGCTGAAGCAATCAATTCCTGAAAGGAAACAACATGACAGATAAAGAAATGCAAATGTATGGTTGTGAGTTTTACGATTTCAGAGAAAGCGTAATAGATTCAATCACTTACAAGGTGTCAGGTGGTGTGATGGTGCTTGCTGGACTGTTGTCCGATGCACAGGAACTGATGGCAATGGGTGACACTGAGACTGCTAGGAAGTATCTGAACAGGGCTAAGGCTCTGATGTTTGAAATGAGTTACACAGGGAATCTGACATTCCTTCCGAAGGAAGGTGAATGACATGGAATATGTGATAGGCACTGTCTGCTTTGCAGCATTTGTAGCTGTAAAGTTTTGGTTATTAACTAAGCTTTCCTGAAAGGAAACAACATGAAATTAATTGGTGCGACAGCAACTATACAGTTCAATGACAGTGACACCCCTCTTGAGGGGGCTTACTTCAGCTTTGGTGGTGATTGTTATGAGAACGAAGCTGATGAGTTTGGTGTCCCTGATTCTCGCATCTTCTACTTTGCAGAAGATGAAAGCGAAATGAAGGCACTGATGCAAGAGGGTGTTAATGATTTCAAGGTGTTGTCTTATGAATTGGAGTATGTAGCATGAGAGTGTTTGTATATTTCAACCTACATAGGAAATGCTTCAGCATTAAAGCCTTGGAAGGTGCTGACAAGGGTAGAGTGGTTGCCCATCGTGACACTGTGGTGTTAGATGGATGCAAGCTGATGGTGTCCGAAGCAGGGCGACAGAGGGTGCTTCGAGAGAAGCGTAAGAATGTACATGCTGGTGTTAGTGGCACTTGGATTAACTACTGCACCAACAGAGCTGACAATCAATTTGATTTCATCAGCATTGTCGGTAGGCAAGTTACTTATAACCCTTATAAGTATGATAGCTTTGTATTCAAGACCACTGAACAACCTGTAAAGGTGGCTGATGTGGTGGCAATGAAGGTGATGCCAATGGCTGATGGTGTTAAGCGTGGTGTTATTTACATGAGGAGTTTCGAATGATGGACGATGACCAACATAAAGAATTTATGTTTAAGTATGCAGTGATGGGGTTGTTGCAAGACAATCACCCTGCAGAACTAGAGCGACTCACTAGAGTCGATGATAAGAAATGCAAACAAGTGGTGCATGAAATCTATCTTAATGACTGTGGATTAAACACTGTGGATGACTGGTATGTGGAACACATTGGTGATCAATGTGTGCTGTTTGCTAAGCATATGGCAGGGGAATGGATAGATAGTGATGGTGAGTACCGATGCTTCGACAGAGAGTCAGAGGCACTGGAATATTTGTTTAAATATTTGGAGAAATACAATGCGGAAAATCCTTGCCAAGAAGGGCTACGAAGTGTGGACTAGATGGGAGAAGGACGCTGAGATATTTGAGTTGTTCACTGACTCAGATGCAGTGGGTTACGTTGGCTTTGCTGAGTCGATAGCAGAGGCTATCAAGATAGGCACATGGTGGATTGAAGAACAACATTCGGAGGCTACATGGAACGGATCATAAGGAGCTTGTGATGCAGAGGGTATATCAAAGGCATGGCTATGAGGCATGGGCTAAATGGAATGACACTGCTAAGGTGTATGACCTATTCAATGATGCTGTGTGTGATGAAGGCACTGTGTGGATTGGTTATGCTGACACAATTGAGGAAGCTCATGAGATTGGTAAACAATATGTTTACGAAAGATTTTTAAATACAATTCAGGTTACATCATGGAACGAATAATGAAAGCAAAATATAAGGGTGTCTGCTGTAGGACAGGGGCAATCATTAATGTCGGTGACATTATTGTTTACGATTCATTCACTCGGAAGGCATGGCTGACAGTGGATGAGGACAGGATGGTGGTACATGTTTGCTGTAGGTGACATGAACACACCGCTGATATTCGAGACTGGTATGTCTCGGAATGTCTATGACATTGGCATTGCTGTGGCACTGGGTGACATAGACTTTGAACTAACAGAGGATGAAATCCTCGACTTCTATTACTCAACAATTAACTTTCCGAGGAACGATTATGGGACTTGATATGTATGCATTCATTGTGGATGCTGATAAGGTGGGTGACAAGGTCACTGATGTGGCACTAGGTGATGACGCTACAGAGATTTGCTACTGGCGAAAGTTCAATGCTTTGCATGGTTGGATGGAGAATCTCTACCGCCTCAAGTATGGTACTAAAGAGAGCTTCAACTGCACCACTCTGAGGCTTGATGCTAGGGATCTTGATTGCCTTGAGATGGACACTGGCAACAACAAGCTAGTGCCTATCAATGGGTTCTTCTTCGGTGCTCAGGAAATCTACCCCGAAGATCTCGAAAGCGTAGCTACCTTCGTAAAGGTGGCAAGGCAAGCCATTGCCGATGGCAAGGCAGTGTTCTACGATTCATGGTGGTGATATGAGATACAGATACAAATTCATTGTGTGTTATCCCAATAACACTAGCCCTGTTGCTTCTTTCAAGACATTGAAAGCAGCGAGAGCACACTCAGACAAGATCGTTGAAGATCAATTGTTTGAGCATCAATTCTTTGGTAACAAAGTTTACCTACCCTTCATCAAGCGAGAACTTATCCTGAAAGGAAACACACAATGAACATGAAGATCAGTGAGAGGTTTGCCCTCAACCAGTGGCTCTCCGGCTACCCCGACAACTTTTCCTATGCCGACATCTTGTGCAAGCTTGGCTGTGAGGATGTCACAGTGTGGAAAGTACTTGATGGTTATGTAACACATGAGATTGCTAACATCATTGAAGACACTCGAAAACAATTCGAGAGTAGTGCTAATGACTTATGTCATAGCATTAAGTTGAGTGATGCTATGGAAGGAACATGTGATGACTAAGCGATACAAAGTGATTGCTAAGATGACAACATACTTGTATGTTCATGTTGATGCTGAGTATGCCGTTGATGCTATAGCTATAGCTAAGGACATGGATGGGGGTGATTTCATTCCCTTCAATCAAGGCATTGTGGCTGAAGGTGATTGGAAAATACTTGATGCACATTTAGAGGTAAACGAATGAGCAAGATAGAATTTACTGCAGACTTTTTTGGTAGGTGTTATGTAGCCACCCTGCCCAACTTCTCCAAGGCTATGAAGCCTAAGGATGTAGCATCCACCTTCTACACCCCGAAGACGAAGGGCTACTATGCCTTCATCAAGGGCATGGAAAAAGAACTAGCAAATCCAACAACCCTTAAGGGAGACAAGCATGACTGATGAACAGAAACAAATTAAGAAATTACGGAAGGCACTGCGCTTACTATCACAATCGGCTGACAAGTACATCGATGAGGGTAGTTGGATAGAGGCACTGACTGGTGACATTGAATATGCAAAACAAGTTTTGAAGGAAACGAAATGACAGAACAGAAGACATTCACCATCACTGTATACACTGATGCAGGACATGGATGGGGCAAGGTGAAGCGTAAGGTGTTAGACAACTTAGGCATTGCCCCTGATGTAAGCAGCTACAGCTACCAGTACAAGGACAATGTGTACCTTGAGGAAGACTGTGACTTGTCGTTATTGTTACAACGATTGCACTCAGATAATGTGGCAGTCAAGTGGGTCACTAAACACACCGATGGTGATAGCAAGATCAGATCTTATGAAAGGTATGAACATGTACAAGATACAAACCAGACTGCGTGACAAGTGGTACTGCCTAGAGTTTGATGTAACAGACAGTGGCTTCTTTAAACCTAGACGCTATGTCACATTGAAAGATGCATCACTGGCACTGGAACGCTTCCTTGATGGGGTGTTCTTTGCCAACAAAGAACAGATAGACTCTGGAAACTTTCGTATAGTTAAGGATTGAAATGAATACAAAGATGTTAAAGCATGTTCGCACTCTGTTCAACACCGAAGGTGTAGAGAAGCGTATCAATAGACACAACCAACGGCAGTGGGTGCGGAGCATTCGTTACCTCGGTGACAAGTGGTTGTTAGCTACACCAGTGAAAAGGAAGGAGGCTGTAGATGGCTAAAGAATCAATGTGGAAGTGGGCTTGTAAGAAATACTATGGCAAGCAGTTATACTCAGGACACTACTGGGACAACAAGGTGACGCTTAAGACTGCCCTAAAGCGTATGGAAAAACTACAACAAGAGGACATGAACGCTGTGTTTCGTTTTGAGTTGGCAGACTACGACACCAATGTTGTTGTCGCAGTTAAACAACCTACAATTCCTAAGCGTGAAGAGAAACCAGTGTGGCCTTTCCCTTCCCCTGCCCCTCAACCATCGGAGGCTAGACATGAGTGACATGGAGATGTATACTTGGTTCTTTGCATGTTGGTGTGTAGCAATGGTGGCTATATGGATGTAGACCTTAGCTATCAGCTAGGCTTTGTTCATGGACTGCGTAGCTTAGGCATCAGCTACCAGTGGATGAGCAAGGATTACATCAAGGGCTATGCCAAAGGCACTGAGATGAAACGACTACACCTATTACAGGAGGAAAATTATGTTAAGCGAAGTGGACATCAGGGACTTCGACAAACAGCCAGTGACACCACTGTACTCAGTGAAGCCTAAGAGCTATGTACAATGCCCTCGCACTGAGGCTGTCTACTACTTCGATCACATCGATGGCATGTATAGCTACTGCCTAGATATGTTCGGTGACACTGTTCATCTAGTAGCATGGATGGATGTAATACCTTTGGCTAAAAAGCCCTGAGGTTCTGTAGGGGTATTTACACTGCCCCTAATTTTGTGGTTATAATTAAGCGTCAGTTGCTGACACTCACTCACTTTTCTTAAGGAAACATATGTCCAAGCATGTAATATTTAGTCGCAATGTTAACAATTCTGCTCTCTCTACAGAGCGTATCCAACAACTTGCCCCTGCTGCTTTCAGCACCACCAAGGCTGACCGCCTTACAGATCGTTATGTGTCATTGAACACAAGCGACATCATCACAGTGATGCAAGACTATGGATATGCTCCAGTGCAAGCAGCACAAAAGCGTAGCCGTAAGAACAACCCTGCTCACTCAGGCCACATGGTAGCCTTCGCTAAGACATGGGACATTGACTTCGGCACTGCTGACATTCGTCCTGAGATCATCTTGTACAACTCTCACGATGGCACTGGCTCAGTAAGACTGTATGCAGGTTGCTTCCGTTTCATCTGTGACAATGGCCTCATTGCAGGTGATGGTTTCCAGTCTCGCATCTACCACAGCAAGGCACTGAGTGGCTTTGAAGAGATGCTTAAGAACACTGTGGCTACATTGCCCACCATGATGGAGCGTCTTGAGAGACTGCGTGGTGTGACACTTGACCCACATCGGTCTATATTGATGGCTAAGCGTGGTGTTGAGACACGATGGGACATGCTTGAACAGCAGACCAATGGTGTGTATGCTACCTTTCAGACTGTTGCTGATGTGTTGAAATTCCACCGCCATCAAGACAACTACATGGATGCATTCACTGTGTTCAACCGCATTCAGGAAGGTGTTATCCGTGGTAATGCATTCGTTAAGAGCCTGTCTGACAAGCACCCCAATGGTGTGACTCGTAAGGCTCGGCCTGTTAGCAGTGTGAGAGAGAACATCCGCATCAACTCAGAGTTGTGGGACATTGCCGAAGACATTGCCTTCGCTTAAGAGATAACGGGGGAACAGGGTGATAGTCTGGATCACTTGAGCCGTTAGTACCCCACCTATACAAAGGAACATATATGTTAGTTGACTCAGTAAAGATAATAGGCACGATGGATGGAGATGAAGCGGTTGTTATTAACATGACCTGCTTATGCCCCTTAGAAACCATTGAAAAGATTTGCTCCACTATTCGTGGGGATCTAAATGATATGGGTAGTGGTATTGATTTTAAAATCTCTTTTAAGGATATGGATATTTAATGCATCAAGATAAAGCAATTGGTATGTTCATGGGTCTGTTCATTGGAGATGCACTGGGTGCGCCATTGGAATTCATGAGGCCACATGAGATGACACACACACTGACAGAGATGGAGGGTGGTGGTGTACACAACACTGCCGAGGGTGAGTGGACAGACGATGGTGCTATGGCTGTGGCAATTGCCG